TCTCTTCGTCGTAGATGATGTCGTATTGTTCGAAGAGCGAATTCATGAAGTAGCGGCTGTCCTGTAGCCTGGGGTTCTGTGCGTGGTATTGCATCTGTGCCCGTCCTAGGTTGAAGTAATTCTTCACGATGGTGTAGTTGTCTACCAGGCTCACGGTGGTGAGGTTCTTTCCGGCCGCGTCTCCCGTCACGATTAGGTGCGCTCCTGGGTATCTTCTCTCCAGCTCCTGGCATACCATCCTGGTGGTGGAGTTCTCGATTCTTATGCAGTCCACTCCTCGCACTCCTCCTTCGTCGTTGATTTGAAAAAGCGTGCAGGTCATCGGGTTTCTGTTGAAATCGAAGGACACGTATAGCCAGAGGTTCGGGTCGTATTCCACGTGTCCTGTGTGCCGCTTTTTGTCGAATGCGAAGAGCCAGAGTTTGTCGCTTGTTCCGTGCGGGTTCTGCATGTATTGCGCGTCGAAGACGATCGGGTTCGCCTTGCGCAGCTTGTGCAGTTCCTCCAGGGTTTGTTTGAAGGGGTACAGCGCGTGCTCTTCTCCGTTCTCATCTTTGGTTATCGCTGGCAGCGAGAGTACCTCCCATTCGTCTGGCTCCAGGTCCATCAGGTATCCGGCGAGGTCCTTCTGGTGGAGGCGCTGCATGATGACGATGATTGGTGTCTTCCGGCTGTTGGTTCTGCTTCGGATCGTGGTCTCGAAGCGGTTATTTACTTTGTCTCTGGTTACGGCGCTTGACGCGTCATCCGGCTTGAGCGGGTCGTCTATTATTATCGCTCCTCCGAAGAGTTCCTCATTCTCGTCGATTGTGAAGTCCTGGTCTATCTCTTCCTCGTCTTCCTCGTGGTAGTTCTGTCCCTCGTGGGTCTCTACCGTTCCTGCTCCAAATCCCGTGACCTGTCCTCCGCTGGCCGCAGCGTATACGCCTCCTCCTTTGGTGGTGTACCATTTCTGCTTTGCTTTTGCGTCTTTCCTGATGGTCACTCCTGGGAATAATTCGCGGTACCACTCGCTGGCTACCATCTCTTTCGTCTGGTCGCTGTTCTCAAGCGCTAAGCCTCCAGAGTAGGAGAGGTGGATGAATTTTGCCGCGGGGTTGATCGCGAGGCCTTTGGCGATGAAGGTCTTCACGGCCATTTCGGTCTTCGAATAACGCGGCGGCATGTTTATGATTAGCCTGGTGCATTCTCCGTTGTAGACGCGGTCCAGAGCGGCTGCTATCTTCTTGTGGTGTTCTCCCACGTTGAAGGGGTGGCCGTTCTGCTTGTAGAAAAAGTAGCGCGTGGCGAATAACGTGTCCGCCAGGCATGCTGCTCTTATGACCTCTGTCTTTGTTGGCATCGCTTATATCTTCTTCTCTAGTTCCTTCATGAATGCGCGGGCTTCGGCCATCGTCATTTGCTTCTCCTCCTTGATGGCTATCGGCTCTCCGTCTGCTCCTGTTATCTCTGCTTTTGCTACGGGCTTCTCTCCCATTGTGTCTCGTAGCGAGTTGAAGGCCTGGACGTTCCCTTTCATGGCTTCTCCGAACATCGCGATTGTCATGGCCATCTGGTTCGTCTGGTCTTCGTCTGCTATTCCGAGCTCCTGCATCTTGGCTTTTACCTGGGGCATCTTGCAGCTCCCGCCAAGGAGAAAGAGGACCGTTTCGCGCAGGGTCTTTTTGTTTCTTCGGACCTCTCCTGAGCGTATTCCTCCGGCTCTTCCTCTGGCGCTCGCTTCCTCCTTGGTTCGAACTGGGCGCAGATTCTTGTTGTTATTTCCTCCTACTTTCTTAGGCATGGTCTTGTTAGAAAAGTCCCCACTCTGCGAATTTCTCGAAGCCTCCGATGTTCCAAATAAAGCGGCGGGCGGTCTCGACTATTTCTTTGTACGGCACTCCGTTTACGAAGCGGTCCCCTATGGCGCAGCATGCTGTCACGGGTTTGTCTTCCATCTGTGCCTTGCACCAGCACCAGATGTTCACGCTCACGTCTGCTTTGCTGAGGTCTTTTCCGTGGAGGCCTCCTCCTGTGACGCCATCGGCCATGTCGGATCCGAGTTTGCGGTTAGTGGCTCCCGTGTCCACATCCGTTCCTCCCGTCCAGTCTCCGAGCGGGTTGATGGTTGCCTTCGGGTATGCGGCGCGCAGCTCGGCGGTGATGGCGTTGCTCTGGCAAATAATAAGTCGCTCCCCGTCCAGGATGTATTTCCCGTCGGAGTGGTACTTGGCGTATATCTCTCTGGCTATCCTGGAGAGTTTGGCCTGCTCTGGTGTGAGTGGTGTGCCTTTGAAGATGCCGTTGTCGCCGCAGCGGATTTCTCCCTCCTGATTCTTGGCCAGGTGTTCGTCCTGGTGGTGCGGCGAGTAGTAGATGCGGATCTTCTGTCCGGCTATGCGGTAGACGATATCGCGTACCTCGTTATGGCTGATTTGCTCGCTGGTCTCGGTTATGATCTGGCAGACGCCGTGGCCAATGAGGACCTCGGCTGCCATTTTGGCATTGTAGTTTTTCTTGTATGCCAGGTCGACGAGCGCTCCGGCGATGCGGTCTGCCACTTTGTCTGGGTGGCTTGGGTTGACTTTCTCTATCATTTCTCTTCCGTTTTTGTGGTTACTTTTGCCGCAGTTTGTCCCGTGAGCTTCTCCCAGCGCGCGATGATAACGTCGCAATAGTGCGGGTCGAGTTCCATCGTGTAGCATGTTCTATTCATCTGCTCGCAGGCTATCAGGGTGGATCCGCTTCCTCCGAATGTGTCGAGGACAATCTGTCCCTGGCGGCTGCTGTTTCGTATCAATCGTGCCAGGAGGCGTATGGGCTTCATGGTTGGGTGCTCTGCGTTCCTGGCTGGTTTGTTCTCGTATATGGTGGTGGTCTCCACTTTGTCGCTGTAGATATCCTTTAGGAGTTGGATGAGTTCGTCTTTCTTCATCTTCTCGAAATCGAGACCCTCGTCTTCTATGGTGGTTGTCTCGGTTCTGCTGTTTGTGAAGTAGTGCGCGGCTCCGTCCTTCCATCCGTACAGGCATGGCTCGTGTTTCCATTGGTAATCCTGGCGGCCGAGGACGAGACTGTTCTTTACCCAGATTAGGCATTGCCTCAGCGTCCATCCGGCGGCTTTGAATGCCGATCGGAAATTGTAGCCCTCGCTGTCTGCGTGCCAGATGTAAATGGCGCAGCCTGGGCGCAGTACGGTATTGGCGGCTGTGAAGGCATCCGTCAGGAATTGATGGAAGGCGTTGTCTCCCATTTTGTCGTTCTGGATCTTCTGGCCGTCGCTTCCCTCGTAGTCCACGTTGTATGGTGGGTCTGTCAGGTAGAGATCTGCGCTGGCTCCCGCCATGAGGCGTGCCACGTCTGCTGGGTTCGTGCTGTCTCCGCAAAGGAGGCGATGCCTTCCGAGCTGCCAGATCTCCCCTGGCTGGGTGATAGGCTGGACCTCGTCTTCCTCTTCATTGAAGTCATCCTCTTGTGGTTCATCCTCTGTCTCTGTTAGGTCTACCGTGGGTATGTCAATGGCGCAGGCGTTCAGCAGGTCCTCGCCCCATTCGTTAGCCAGCAGGTCGTAGTCCCATTCTCCGTATCCGTTGTTATCCTTGATGGCTATGCGCTGCAGCTTATCCTCCGGCGTGTCTTCCGGCAGGATCTTGCAGGGTGCTTCCTTCTCTCCGAGTTCCTTGAGCGCGGCGAGGCGCATGTTTCCTCCGATTACGATGAAGTGGTCCGTCCCTGGTATTGGAAAGACTAAAAGCTCGCGCAGGTTCAGCATCTCTGGATCGTCCTGGATGCTCTGCTTGAGCTTATCGAATTTGTCGTCTCTAATGATGCGGGGGTTCTTTGGTAGTCCCTGCAGCTGACCTTTATTTCGCTCCAGCTTGGTGAGGGGGAGTGTGGCGGTTGTTATCGGTCCCATGTCCGTCTATCGGTTAGAATGGGAGGTCTACTGAGGCTCCCTCTGGAAGGTTGCCATTCATGTACATCTTCCATGCGTAGTCGCTCCCGCTATCCCATGAACTGAAGGAGCCGTTCTCGACGCATCTCATGTGCGTTGCTGCTAGTCTAATTCCTTTCATTGCTGTGGTGGTTTTAGTCCTTTATTCTTTTCTTGGTTATCTCGTCCCATAAAGGCGCGCATCGTATCGGCTTCTTTATGGTGGCGTATTTCTCGATGATCTTGTCTGTGTAGTCTTTGTAGAAATCGTAGACCTCCGGGTTGTCTTCGAGTATGAACTGCTCAATGTTTGCGCTCGATCGGAGGTTCGCGCTTCCCTGCATGACTATCTTCATTCCGTCTTCCGTCTCCAGGGTCATGGTCTTCGTGTGTATTCCGGCCACTCCCATCTGGAAGTTGTTTTTCTTCTGGTCGTCTAGCTTCTCGTAAATGTACGGCACTACGTCCTTTCGGTAGTTGCTGTAAAAGTAGGCGCTCACGACCAGGTTCAGTTCCTGGATGTATCCCGTCTTCATCAATTGGGCCAAGACGTCCACGTTCCTGGTTCCCATGCTGAGGGTGGAGATGGTCACCGTCTTTGCTTTTATTCCCTGGTGGGTCATCCATGCGTAGATGAAGTCTCCGAAGACGAAGTTTCCGCTGACTATTACGTCGTACCGCTCTCCTTTCTTCAGGTGGAGTTCCTTTCCCAGTTTGTCCGCGTGCTCGTACTTTATCATGTGCTTCTTGAAGGCTACGAGCGTCGGTTT